CTAAACCAACTGTGTAACCAGTAGTTTCGCTTCTTGTACCTTGTTCAGCAACCCATTGTGCAGTGAACTCTCCAGTTCTTTTAGGAACTTGGATACTTCTTTGCGATGTGCTTCTGATTCTAGCAATAGATCTAATTGGAGAATATTCAACTATTCCTTTGATTAGTTCTCTTACATACTCAGGTGGAGCAAGGTAACCAGCTGTTGAATCGTTTCCAACAGTTAATACTTTTACTTCATCTGGAGTAAGGTTTTCTTTGCCTTTTCTTAACCATTTGTCAAAAACTTGAACTTGTTTTGATTCTAATTTTGAATCATTTGCAAATCCTGGTCTTGATATAATAGTTTCTAATTTAGCCATTGATTCTTGAGATTGCTTTTGTGCTTCAGCTTGTGCTTTCATGCTTACTTCAATATCAGCAAATTTATCCATATCTTTTTCGATTTTAGATAACTTCGCTTCTGTTACTGGATCAGCAGTTCCTTTAGCTTCAACTTGTGCAAGTCTTTCGTCGTTTGCTTCTTTGAAAGACTCAAAAGTTTTTCCAAGAGTTTCAACAGCAGATTTTACTTCATTGTTGTCCATAATTGTCCTTTTGGTTTTATTGTTTAATTATATTAGCAACTTTATTTATTAAGTCAGCTAATTGTTTATTGTCATCTCCAGCATCTCGCTGTGATAAAGATTCCGATAATGCTTTCGCACCAATCTTCGCCTCTGTCCGAGAAAGACCTCCTGCATCACGCAAGATTTTCTCCCACTCTCGAATATTTTTAGCATTCCCTTTTACAGTTTCAATTAATGCACTTTCATTCATTGGGAAAGTTACTAAACTGATTTCCATAAGGTCAACTTCTTTAAGAGTTCTTACTCCTCTCTTATTTTCATTGTATCCTTGTTTCTCTGGGTCTGCTCTAAATCCTATTGACATACCATCTAATGCACCCATCTTTAAAAGTTCGTATGCTTCACGACCTTTTTGAGTACCCATAGCTAATTGTCCTTTAACAAATAATCCTTTTGAATCTTCATACATATCTGTAAAGACTCCGATAGGCTCATCTGTTTTATGTTGGTATAACATTTTAACTTTGCTTACTGGTCTATTTACTAATGATTTAGTAAATGCACCTTTTTGCATTATGTCATTACCTTGATCTTCATTTCCAAATATAGAACCATAACCAGTAAATATTCCTTTACTATTTTCTGCTTTGATTTCTGATTCAAAAACTAATTTCTTTAATTCTGTATCGCATTGGCATATGCCATCATCTTGGCACACACAAACACTTTTCATAGGTTTTTTCTTTTTAGGTTTTGTATAAGATGATGAATATTTATCTTCTTCTTCTTCATCATCATAACCTTTACTAATTGCTTCTTCATAAGATTCATGAGTATTACATGGCATATAAATAGTTTTACCATCTTTATCCATACTATGTGTTCCTACGCAACCTATTTCTTTTGCTTTATTTCTAGCATCATCTTGATTATCAAATTGATCTTCTGCTCTTGCAACTTTTTGCATATCAGGTTTTTTCGCTTTAGACGAGATAACATCTGTCAAAGATTTTATAGCTTCGCCCATTTTTTCAATATCATTCATTGAATATTTCTCCTTTGTTTTATTTTTATATTGAGAATTACATACAGCTAATCTTTGCTCTGTTGTAGGAAATTCAGAAGTAGTCTTATCATCTGACATACATCTACTCATGAAGTCCTCTCTCGTTTCTTTATCTTTTGGTTTTACTAATGGCATTATTTACCTTTAAATTTTTTCACAACCTTTTTACAACAATTATCAAACCATTGATATTTATCGTTAGTTCTGCATAATGCGATACCGATTATTATTCCTATTATTATTTCCATTTTTATCTCCTATAAAAAATCAGGTGTAATATAAATTGATGCACACCTGCAGTTGATTGTTTCCGCAGCAGAACCCATAGGATCTCCTGGATATTTTAATTTTTCCCCTCCAACTATGAAAGGTTGTTCTAAAGCTACTCTCTGTCCTGCGGCAAAAGAATGTGTAATTCTAGTTCTTTCATCTTGAATAGCCACCCACTCTTTAACAGTACCAGTTATTTTCATATTAATAGCTACTGCTTCATTTGCAAAACCTGCAACTCTATGTACTTCTGTTCTTGATATAAGGTTTGCTCTATACACACCCATACCTATAACTGTATTTCTTAAAGCAACTCCTGTTGCTTCTACTGATAGTCCATCATTATATGAATTATCAATTACTTTAGCTAATCTTTTTCTAGTTGTTTCATCTATCTCTGAAACCCAAGTTGCAGTATTTAAGTCTATAAATTCTGCTAATTCTTTTTCAAAGTCATCATCAAAATCTTTAGAAAAAAATCTTCCCAAAGCATAATCTTTAAAAGCATAAGCAACACTTCTATAAAGAGTATTTAAAATTAATTTTAATTTATCTTTTTGTTTTCTTAACTCTACATCTAGCATTATCTGACTTCTTGTTTGATATGCTATCTCAACTTTGTTTGCAAACTCTTTAAAGTATCTATTTAATACTTTATAATATTGTCGTCTATAAGGTGTTCTTAATCTTTCTTGTTGATACCAAACTCTTTCTCTAACACCTTTAAACAATTTTAATTGTTTGCTGTTAAAAAACATTATTTACCTAAAGATACACAAGTAATACTTATTCTTCCATTTGTACCACCAACTCTTAATCCATTTACAAAACTTCCATCAGCAACTGCAAACAAATTTTCTGCTCCTGCCGCAATTACTATTCCAGTATTATCTACTGTTGCCGCACTTGCTGTTAAGCTGATATAAGAATCAATTGTTGCAACTACTCTTATTAATCCTGTTGGTACTACTAATGCACTACTTGAAACACTTGAATTTGTTACTGCTTGTGAAGCATTATTTATTACTCTTAATTGTTGTGACATTTTATTTATTCTCCTTATTATTTTTTATTATATATTTTATTAAAGTTCCTGATGGGTTAAAATCCATTTCCCCTACTGAAACACAACTACTCATAGAAAATAGAAATGAAATTAGAATTATTCTAATGTAATGTTCTATTGTCAACTCCATAATAATTATCTTCTAGTTCAGCAATATTATCCAATATACTATCAGCATCAAAATCAATACTTTTAGTCATAGTAATATATGAAGCATAATGTGCCGCTTCTACTTTTGTTTTAAACTTTCCTATTCTTACTACTACTTCGCACTCTTCTTTGTTTTTTTTCTTCTCTATAAATAATTTTGTTTGTTTTATTGCACTCATGTTGCTAATGGGTGACCACTTGGTAATAAATCTAAATCAAATTTACCACCTCTAAATTTACCTGTTCTAACTGCAAATAAAAAAGCATTTACTCTAGCATAAGCCCATTGATCTGATGAAGTAACTCCTGGTCTAACACTACCTGGATTGGTATTATAAGCACCAACTCCTCTTCTAAAGACAGCACTTAACATTCTTAAATTTACTCTTTTACCTGCTTTATCTCCATGTTCCTCATTGTGATCTTCTACTTTTTTAGCAAGACCTTTTTTTACAGCTTCTGAAATTGCTTTTTCTTCTATCTCATCTTCTAAAAATTTATTCTTTTCTTTTTCTAATTGATTTCTAACTTTTGTACTCCAGCTAAATCCAGCATCTCCACCCCATAATGCCCAAGCTATTCTACCATTTGATGGATAACCTTTTTCTCCTACTCTAAATCCTTGTGCTCGTTTATCAACTTCGTGTCTGCTAAAAAAACTAAACATTCTTCTAACAGTGCTAGGAGATAAATTTTCTTTAGCAACAATCTGACTTGCTCTAGTTGCACCTATTCTAGTACCACCTCTGTTAAATTCTTTTCTCCAAGCAATACCTTTTTTAGCTTCAACAACCATAGAGTCAGTAGGTGTTGTATTTATGTCACTAATAGCTTTTATAATTTCATCTATATCTGCATCTTCATTTTCAATTAATTCTTCTGGTACAACTTCTTCTGGAATATCTTCGCTGATATTATCTTCTGTCATATTATCAGCTAAATTAAGTGGCATTAAATTTGCTGGTACTAATAAACTATCAGCACCCTCCATTGGTTCATAACCTAACTGCTCTCTTGCTTCATTACGAGTTAAGATACCATCTCTAACACCTGCTGTAACAGATTCAAAAACTCTTTTTCTTTGTTCTGCCATAGCTGGAATAGAATCAATATCATATCTTA